ACACCGGTCTCCTCGACGAACGTCGGATCATTCGGAACAACCAGAGCAGCACCAGCGGCAACGCTGTTGATGACCAACGCAGACTTGTACTGCGTCAAGGCACCGCACAGACGGGTTTCCGTCAAGAACTTCTCTTGGTTGTAGTCGATGTCGAAGTCCTCGTAATCCGTGATCTGACCCTTGCGAGCTGCACCAAAGGTGTAGTCGACCGGGTTGACCATGATGCCGACGATCGTGGGATAGTCCTCCATGACCTCAACCGGAATGACCTCACGCACACGAAGTTCGGTGGCGATGTCCGCAACCGACTTGAACATGCGCTCATCCGTATCCGGGTTACGAGTGGTCAAGAAGCGAGCAATCCAGTACTCCGTAGTGTAAAAGTTCGGCGAACCCGAACCCTTCATCTTGGATCGATTCATGATCACCGCATCGACGACCTCGTTCATGGACGAGCTGGCATCTTCGACATTGACGTAGATCTGCGTGGTGTAGAACTCGTCATCCGTTGCGATCGGACGAATCTTGTCTTCATCGATCTTGTCCGGATCATCGGATGCACGACCGTCGCTCAGGAGTGCCGCACGAGCGATTTCCTCACGAAGCATGAAGTGCATCTCCGGCTTGATCCATGCGATCAAGTCGAAGTCCTCGACGTCGATGATGTCATCACGTTCGAACTTCTGCTTCTTGTAGACGGTCTTCGGGAAGGTTTCACGGGTCGAGATGGCAAAGAACTGTTCCTTCTTCAGCGTGCCCTTGATGTAACCCCGAGCACGAGCCTGCTCGAACGTCAGATCCGCTGTGCGGGTCTTGATTCGGCCGGTCGGCCGCTTGGACGTTGCGTTGAGGAATGGTTCCACCCACTCCATCCGACGGGTGATCCACGAAGGAGGACCGCCGTTGACATCGGTCGCCTCGGGGAAGAGAACTTCGATGTTGGTGATGCCGTGCTGAAGCACGAACTTCTGGACGATGTGCTTGACGCTGCGAGCGCCGGATTCACGAGCGTCGTGAAGAAGCACCGCAAGCTCTTCGCCGAGCTCGGAATGCCTGAACTCATCATGCTTGAGCTCACCGGTGTTCGCTTTCTGGATGAGCTCGTCATGAGTGAGTACTCCCCCACCCTTGCTCTTGTCTTCGAATGCGTTGTGCCTAGTCACTTTCTTCCCTTCTGGGTTTTGGTCGTGTTGCATGTCGTCATGTTCGGCGTCGCCGCCCTCTTTCTCGAGCTCAACGGCGCCCACTAGGGCATGTACAAGCTCTTGCTGCTCTTCGTTCATGGAGTCATAGACCTCCTGCGGAGACTTCTGACTTCCACCTTCGCCGTTGTCGCCTTCGGCATGCTTGGCCTCGTCCTTGGTTTCGGGAGGCTCTTCCTCGACTTCATGATCGAGTTCGATTTCCAGCCCGGTATGGATGATTGCCTCTTCTTCCAGAACCGTGATGTCTTCGGGATCATCGGAGTGACTGATCGTGACATTCATGATTTTGGCTTCCGGATTTGCCCCTGCTAGGACCAAACTGACTTCACGAATTGATCCGTGAATGACTTGCTTGGCCTTCTCCTTGAGCTTGTTGGCCCAAATCGACATGAAGGTGATGTCCTTGTGTTGCACGCACTGCTTCTGATGTTGCCCGTGCGGCGTGTCATTGAAGAAACAATCGACCCACATGCCCTCGGACTTCGCCGATAGGATTGCGTGTCCGAGAATGTTCGTCGGAGTGTCGTGTCCGTGCTGCCAGACAAGTGGAACTCTCAAACCGTTCTGATGCGCAAAGGCATCCGGCATGATCGTTCGCCCATCTGAACAGCGAATGTTGAACTTGGTAGCCCAACCGCTGAAATCAGCTTTCATTTTGACTGTTCCTTTCAGATGTCTGAACCTCTGAGTTTGGTGGTGGTTGCGGCATGTTGCTATTGATGAGTTGATCCGCCTTTGGGTCCTTCGATGGCTTGAGACCAAGCTTCTGTCGGAACTCGTTGGAGGCCATCACTTCGTTTCGAGCAAGCTTATCGACAATGTCGGCAAGTTGTGATAGCGGAACGAACTTGAACGGATCAGTAAAGTACATGATCCATTCGTCTCGGTCCATTCCAGCTCTACCAATGAGTGCTCGATTTTCTGCTTCGACAAAAGCTTCAACGATCGGGATCACAGTCCTGTTGTAGTAGTTGAGCATCGTCGCTTCATCGGCGGTACCATTCATGATCTCGGGGGTTATTCCGAGCTGCCCATACAGCAGGTTGACCAAATACTCAATCTGCTTCAATAGGTTGTTTTCAGCAGGACGGTTCAGTTGCGTGATCTTTTCGGTTCCATCGGTGTAGGCAATGCCGTACTGGCTACCCCGCAACTGAAACTCGATGTCGGACGCTCTTTGCGCTGCCTGTTGTCTCTTGGTATCAGATTTGACCACGTAAGGTAACTGGATGATCAGGTCCAATTTTCCAGAGGCTGTTGCCTCATCGATACTATCCAAGAGGCTCAGCTTACGCATGAGTCTTTGGGTAATACCGCTGGGGTCGTTCATGACCGCATACAACGGGTTCTGAGCAATAGCCGTCCAGTCCTTACGGACAACGATGTCTTGCCGTCGACCTACGTCTGGATCGTCATTGTATACGCTCACTCGAATGTGTCTTGGGAACCATTCTCGAATTTCTCCAACACGCATTGTGAACACGTCGACGATATGAGTTTCCTCTTCATCTGTCGTGTAATCGATAGGTGTGATGGCCACGGCTCCCAAGTCGAACATTGTCAATGCTGCGTCTTGTCGAAATTGTCTCGGTCCTTGATCGATGTTTGCCTCGAGAACAAAACACAATTGCAGATTGCTGTCCATGTCCTCGGAATATCGCCGATTCTCATCCGTTTTCACGTGTTTGAGTTGGACACCAGCTACGTCCATGGCGATTCGATTGAGTACTGAAGAAACGATCGATCTGTCATTGTAGGCAAATCGTTGAATTCTTTGTTCTGGAGGTCGACTGGAACTGGGCCCTGGCGCTGGACTAAAAATCCCAGGTTCGTTCTGAAGAAAGCTGTTGACAACTCTTCGAAGTCGATCGGTTATGGCCATCCCATCACCCCCTTTGTGGCGCTCGAATATCCGTTAGCGATGGTCATTCAAACGCCTCCTTATTCACTTTGTAAGCAACGTATGCGTCCATCATTGCAGACACGTTGTCGATCTTTTCGTCCATACGTTTCTTCATGAGTTTACGATTACCGTTCGTGTCTTCCAACGTTACGGCATTTCCCATGGCAAATGACATCAATCTCTCATCGAACAACAACATTCGCTGTTCGGCCATGATCTTCAACTCACCAAGTGGTACCGACTCGGTTCTTGCTCCTTGAATGACCTTTTCGATTCCGAATGGCCCATTCTCCATTTCCCATCTAGTGACGAACTCTTTGGCATTGTACGGATCGAAGCCAAAGCAGCACACATCATACTTGTGGATATCAAGGAATCTTTCGAGGTCATCGTAAACCTCCATCATGTCCAAGACGGTTTGCGTTTGGCCTTCTTGTTTTCCTTCCATGACATGAAGACTTCCCTCTGCCATGAATTCTTCATACTTTCGACGCATCGCTGCTGGAAGTTTCATCAATGTGAGATCCGTGATGTAACTTCGGGGTTTCACACCAAATTTTCCACTTCTCGCCATCGGAAACAAGACAGTGAACGCACAAAAGTCATCGCCCTGTGACAAGTCGGCACCAAGAGCACATCGCATACCATCGAAACTTCGACGTGGATGTACTTCTGTTTCTTCGTAGGTGAAGAAGTACGTGTACCCCTCCATGGGAATACCGAATCTCTTAGCGAGCGTATCGTTGCGTGTTGCTGGAGCCTTTTCGGCTCTTTCCACTTCTTGATGGTAGACGTCATAGGTAACCGTCAAACCGAGATTAGGACTCGCCTTTACCCACAACTCTGGATGGTTGACTTCTGCAATATCATCCAGTTTGTAATGCCAAATCGAAATGTGAGGAGCTTGGTAATCCCCTTTGAGGATCGTTGCCAGTTCCATTTTGATAGTGTCGCCAGGACCATTTCGGACTGTGCCTTCTGAGCTGATCGCAATGATCAAGAAGTCCTCGAGTTTGGAGGCACCCTGCTCTACAGCACCAACAATGTCTTCTCTGGTATCACCAGACAACCATTCGTCGATCGTCGAGATCTTCGGTCTCAAGCCTTGTAACTTGTTTATGGTCATCGGTCGGATTTCTACCAACGAACCAGTAAGAAAGTTCTCTATGCCCTTCTTTGTCGACGCCAACTTGACTCGATTGGCCCGATTCCCGGTCGTGTTCTGCAGAGACCCTTCGGTCAAGAATTGGAACAATGGCCCCCGGGATCGAGTGATCGCAGTGCGAATCGGCGACATCACCTCTTCCGCCTGCTTCATGGTGGGGGCGGTAGTTATCTGATGAGTAGTGGACGTATCCACAATCAAGAAGTATGCCTGTATGCACGCTGCATACATCGACTTGGCGGACCCTCTGGCAACAATCAAGTACTGCTTGGATATCAAGCGCTTCTTGATCAACTTGGTGACGTATGCCCCTTTGGCTCCGTCCTTACCTGGCTGGTATACGCTTCGTTCGATGAAGTAGTACCAGGCAAAGATCTGCTCCGCCCAGACCTTGAACGAATCCAGCAGGTGTAAATCCCCACCATCGGTAAGCGTGAGCTCATGCTCACAAAACTTGACGAACCCTTCGACAGCATCTTCGTCGTACCAGATGTTCGGGTCACGAATCAGATCGTCGATGCGGTTCATCTCATCTGAGATCTCCCGACAAACCGGAATCTCTCCACGAAGTACTTTCTCTCTGAATTCTCCGTAGTAATGAGGAGTGGCAGTGTTTGAAAGAGTCATTCACTACCACCCCTTTCGCTACTTCACTTTGATCGGAAGCCCCTTCGTAACCGGAATCGAGCTCTTGGCCAGTATGTTACCGACCGCAACCTTTCCCAATGCAACTGCCGCTTTCCCGGGAGGAGTGTTCAAGAAACCAGCAACCGTACTAATGGTAGCTATGGTAGCAAGAGTTTTCGTCTTCCCTTTGGCAACTGTGCTTTGGTTCAAGCGTTTGAAGTTCTGCTCCAAATTCAGACGCTTGTTGAGCTCTTCGAGTTCCGGATTGCTGAGATTTTTCCGACCCTTCTTGAGTAGTTCACGATTTCTAGCGTGTTCTTCACTCGGTGGGGTACGACCTTCT